GAAGCCGTGATTGAACCGTTGGTCGTTCTGAATGACGTTGATGGCCCCATCGTAATTGAAGTCCCGAAGTTGACCACGAAGGACACGAGTCTTTCCCATTCAATCACTTCCTCTTGGCCATCTTGTGAGCTTCACGGACAGCACGCTTGAACCCGCCTGCCTTCCACTTCCCGCTCTTCAGTTTGTATCGAGGAGCGATCTTCCTGAAGGCGGCCTTGTATTTTCGGTTGTACGCGGAGGCTTTGCGCTTGGCTTTCGTGGCGACCACGGGAGCTGCAGCTTCAACACGCTCGCCGACTTCGTTCCCTATGGACATCGCCAGCGAAGGGGACATTCCTCGGTCAATCAGCAATTGACGCAAAATGTTGCAGGTAGCGCACACGTTACCAACCTCATTGTTGGCTCAATGCAAGGCTCATGGCTTTCGCAGAGGACATCTTCTCAACGGTGGCCTCGATAACGATTGAGCAGTAGACGTTGCCTGCAAAACCCGTGTTGGCGACGCCGCCCAGGTAGAGGGATTCAGTGGCGACCAAGTAGCCGTTTGTGTATTGTTGCGGTGCAATGTCAAACGAGTTCGAGGACGACGCCGCCAGGGGGGAAGTTGCAATCGAGGGCGTGTATGCTTCGATCTTACCTGCAGCGACAACGCTGCGATCGGCGGGAAGCACGATGTCGCTTTGGGTTTGCGTGGTGAGTTGGAATTGAGCGACGGCGGCGGTGTCTGCAGCTGCCATCGAGAGAGAGCGTCCGGTGTTGTCGGTGAAGGCAACGTCCACACGGTGTACCTTGAGGATGCTCTGGTTCAAGGCGTCCACGTACGAGCCGAGATCTACGGCCCGCTCAGTGAAGGTGTTCGTGTTTCCAATGTTCAGTGTCTGTCGGATGAAGAATGACTCAGCCATGCCCATCGAAGTCGCGCCACGCTACATAAACAGCACCTAATCTTCCCTATTCGACGTCAGCGCCATCGCGCCTATATACGGCGACCCCCGCAGGGGCTAACATGGGGGGCCGACAGGCTGTCGCCTACACCGACATACACACACCTACAGGGGGTTGGGGGTTTCCGTCGATTTCCGTAGGATTCATAACCTACCTACTATGTCGGAGATACCATGGGGAGACAACATACCACATGGATTTCAGACGAAACTTGGCGAAAATTGGACAATATCGAGGGCGATTCAATCTCTGAGAAGATTCGGAACGCCATTGATGCAGCCGATCCCGATCGTGAGATGGTCATGACCGCCAAAATGCGACAATTGGGACGAGCGAAAGACGCGTTGAAGCGCATCGCATCGTCGGTTGAGGACAAAGACAATCCGGCCTGGGGCAAACAAGCTCTCCTGGACAACATCGCACGAGTCATTGAGGATGTTTATTGGTTGGTGGTTGAATGAGTTCGTTTCGCAACCGTTGCGATCAGTGCGACAGTTCGATTTGGTTTTGTGATTGCGACATCGAGGAGGAAGAAGAATGAATTGTGAAGAATGCCGACAGCCCGCTGAGATGGCCAATCAATGGTTCACCATCACTCACGAGACAGAAAACTACACTGAAGAGTTTGGGTTTTGTTGCATGGAATGCTTGAGGGATTGGGTTTCGTGAAAGTTCGATGCGCGATGTGCGGCTTCGAAGCGGAAGTTGAGAACCCGTGGATGTCCACGGCTCCGATCCTCGCGTTCTTTGACTGTCGTCCGCGTACGGAACGGTTGATTCTTCCAGACGTTTGGATCTGCGACGTTCACAAGTAAGGAATCATTGTGATAGCAAGCTGAACAGTTTCAAAGCCACCGACGAGGCCGAGAGTAAGAAAGCTCACGAGGACGTTCAATCGAACGAGTCCTTCGAGGTTTGACTCCTTCTCCTGGCGTCGCTCCTCACGTTCCATCAGCCACGTTGCGAACCTCGTCGTTCGAGATGGCCCTGGTGCAGCTACAGTTTCGGTTTCAGTTTCAGTTGACATCTTGTGCTTCCTCCTGGATGATGGCGAGGACGGATTGATTGTCCGTCAGTTCGACTTCTTCGAGTTCGATGTAGTAGTTCCAATACGTCGTGCCGGTTCCGGCTTGAGCGGATATTGCAACGTACAAATCACGGACGACAACGTGCGTTGGGTCAATGAGGGCATTTGCAAAGTCAATGTTTGAATCGCCAACGTGGTTTGTTGAGCACCATGCGACTTGGCGACGGTCTTCCCACACCCAGCCGATCCTTGTTGCAAAGAATGGCGAAGGGATCGCATCAACGTGCGTGGCCAAAACTCCAGCACAGTCTCGACTCCCAGCGTTGGCATCGGCAATATCAACATAGGAGATTCTGAAGTCTTTGATGATGAAGCCGTGATTGAACCGTTGGTCGTTCTGAATGACGTTGATGGCCCCATCGTAATTGAAGTCCCGAAGTTGACCACGAAGGACACGAGTCTTTCCCATTCAATCACTTCCTCTTGGCCATCTTGTG